CGAAGACCCGGACGCTTTCTGCTGAGGAAAAATCCCTGCTGGCCAGTAAAAGCGAGGTGCTTTCCCGTGCGGAGCTGAATGCGAAGCTCGGCGATCAGATAGTGGCGCAGGAGCGGCTTAATCGCCTGCAGGATACGTCCCAAAAATACGTCACGCAGATCGGCGAGAAAACCCAAGCCCTTGCGGAAAGTGCTGGTAAGAGCAGTCGTGAGGCTCAGAGGCGCAATGAAGAGGCTCAGCTTCTCCAGGGCTGGAAAAATGGTGGCGGGTCTGAGAACGATGCCGGTTATCAGAATGAGCTGCAGGCGCTGCGAACATATTACGCCGAGCAGGATAAGCTTCGGGGTGACTGGAAGTCCGGGGCCAAGTCCGCATGGGCAGATTATGTTGATTCTGCTTCTGATGCTTATGGCCAGATGAAGTCGTTTGCCACCAGTACGTTTGATGGCATCGGGCAGAATATGGCTGACATGCTGACGCGCGGAAAGGCTGACTGGGCTGACTTTACCCGATCCACGCTCTCCATGCTGACACAGATCCTGATGAAGCAGGCGCTGGCCGGCCTGGTGGATTCAGCGACAACCGCGCTGGGATTTGCAGGTGGCGGTTATACCGGTTCAGGCGGGAAATATGAGCCTGCAGGTGTCGTTCACCGTGGTGAGTTTGTCTTCACCAAAGAGGCTACCAGCCGGATCGGCGTCGGCAACCTTTACCGGATGATGAAAGGGTACGCCACGGGTGGGTATGTCGGAGGTGGCGGAACAGGTCCAGCTGCAGCACCTTTCGGTGTCAGTGTATATGCCCAGGTGACGGTCGAGAATGCCTCCGGTGGCGCACCGCAGCAAAATGACGGAGACAGGCTGGGTAAGGCGTATCAGCAGGTGATTAACAAATCTGTCAATGATGGTATCGCCAGGGCAATCCAGCCCGGTGGGCTTATCTGGAATGCGACCAATCGCAGGTAACAGTTATGACGATAGAAACATTCTCCTGGGGTATTAAGGTCTCCAGCCAGCCCACAGAGGGAAGCAAAGACACCGTCAGGAAGGTCCAGTTCGGCGACGGGTACGCACAAGTGAGCGGCTCAGGTCTGAATGATGAAATTCGCACCTATGAATTTTCCTTCTCAGGGGATCCGACTACAGCGAATGAAATTCATGCCTTCCTTCGGCGGCATAAAGTGAAGTCGTTTATTTTCACTCCGCCTTTCGGCGATACCGCACTGTGGCGTGTCGAGGCTGACACGCTCAAAAAGGTGGTTAAAAACGTAAAAGTGATAACCGTAACCGCAACGTTTGAACAGGCATTTGCACCATGAGTCTTAATGCTGATTATCAAAAACTTGAGCCGGGCAATGAAGTCCGGCTTTTTTCTGTCGATGGTACCGCGTTCGGTATGTCAGATGTGCTCCGCTTCCACGCACACAATATCGCACACACCCCGGAAGAGATTGAAGCCGCAGGCGGCGACGAGAATAAACTTCCGGCAAAGTCCATCTGGTGGCAGGGAGAGGAGTATAAAGCCTGGCCGTGTCAGGTGGAGGGTATTGAGGCGACCACTGACGGTACCAGCCCACAGCCAAAATTGACGGTGGCGAATCTGGACAGCTCGATCTCCGCGCTCTGTCTTGCGTATGACGATCTGCTGCAGGCGAAAGTGAGTATCCACGACACGCTGGCGAAGTATCTGGACGCCAGAAATTTTCCGCAGGGCAACCCCACCGCAGACCCGTCACAGGAAAAGCTGAAGGTCTTTTATATCGACGCCAGAAGTACCGAGACGGATGAAGCTGTTGAATTTACGCTTTCCAGTCCGATGGATTTGCAGGGCCAGATGATACCGACGCGGCAGCTGCATTCGCTATGTACCTGGTGCATCCGGAACAAGTACCGTACCGGCGACGGTTGCGACTATGCCGGTACGCGCTACTTCGACAAAAACAATAATCCGGTTGACGATCCCTCACTGGATGTCTGCAACGGCACGCTGACAGCCTGCAAGCTCCGGCACGGAGACAGCAACGAGCTGCCGTTCGGCGGATTTCCGGGCACATCTCTTATCAGGAGCTGATATGCGCCAGAAAACCATTGATGCCATCATGGCGCATGCTGCAGCGGAGTATCCGCGCGAGTGCTGCGGCGTGGTGGCACAGAAAAGCCGGGTTGAGCGCTATTTTCCCTGCCGTAACCTCGCAGCAGAGCCGACAGAACATTTTCACCTTTCACCCGAAGATTATGCAGCTGCAGAAGACTGGGGGACGGTGGTGGCCATTGTTCACAGTCACCCTGACGCGACGACGCAGGCCAGCGAGTTGGATAAGGCGCAGTGTGATGCAACGCTGCTGCCCTGGCATATAGTGAGCTGGCCAGAGGGGGACTTACGCACCATTCAGCCGCGCGGGGAACTGCCATTGCTTGAGCGTCCGTTCGTCCTTGGCCACTTCGATTGCTGGGGTCTGGTAATGAGCTATTTCCGGCAGACCCACGGTATCGAGCTCCACGATTACCGGGTCGATTATCCCTGGTGGGAAAACGACTATACGGACAACTTTTACCAGGATTGCTGGTATGAGTGTGGGTTCCGGGAGTTCGACGGGCCGCCACAACCAGGCGATATAGTGATCATGCAGGTCCAGGCCGATAAGTGGAATCACGCGGGGATCCTGCTTGAGGGCAATATGCTACTGCATCATTTGTACGGTCATCTTAGCCAGCGCGTGCCATATGGTGGCTACTGGCAGGAAAGAACAATGAAAGTACTTCGGTACAAAGTATTTTGTTAATTCTATAGTGGTTAAGTTGTTAATTACTCACTCCATAACTTCATGTTAGTATTCCTCTGATATTTTCAATGAAAGGGAAGCTTAATTGTGAAAAAATATTGTTCTCTGGTCTTGTGGTGCTTGCCACCGCTGGATGTGCTGATAATAGGCCAATGCCGGTATTAGATACTAAGCCTGTCACATGTTCATCAGAGGCTGAATGTAGTTATCTTTGGTCGAAGGTTCCTCAGCATTTGGAGTTTGCAACAAAAATGAGAGTAGAATCAGCTAACGATACATTTATAACAACATTCCCACCTATTGATACAAGGCAACTTGCAGGACGGGCATCTAAGGTTAAACAGTCCGGCGATACGGCAATAAATGCTGAATTCCAATGCCATCGACATTATGGGCAGAAGGATTGTGAAAGGGCGGTAATTAATGCTACAAATTTCTTTAATCAAGCAATGAGCATTGAAAAGAAACATTTTAATAAATAAACACCTAAATAAATCAACCAAATTAAACCGCTTCGGCGGTTTTTTTACGTGGGGGGATTATATGCAAGAGGTCATGAGTCGAATTGAATTAGGCAGTGTTCTTGGAAAAACGTTTGGCAAAGTTCACTACCGTCTGATATCCCGCGTAAGCGAAGCAGGCGTTGCACTCGCAAAAACCATTCCTGGATTTGAGCAGTTTATGATTTCCAGCCAACGCCGTGGGCTCACATACTCCGTGTTTAAGGGTAAAAAAAACATCGGTGTGGATGACCTTGGCTTCCCGATTACCGGCGAGGTTATTCGCATTGTTCCGGTAATCATCGGGAGTAAAAAAGCCGGTTTGATTCAAACTATCCTGGGCGCAGTATTAGTGGTTGCATCGATTTGGATGCCGGGTCTGAGTATAGCTGCCAGCAATATGATGTTTGCTGCTGGCGCGTCCATAACACTGGGGGGCGTAGTCCAGATGTTATCCCCTCAATCAACCGGGCTGGCCAGCAAACAGAGCTCAGATAACCGCGCCTCATACGCATTCGGCGGAGTAACCAACACTGCTGCACAGGGCTATCCGGTACCGCTTCTTTATGGTCGCCGACGCATAGGCGGCGCAATTATTTCAGCCGGGATTTACGTTGAGGATCAACAATGAAGAAATACTTAAGATTGACCATTTCAGGCCTGCATCGCGTTGATGACGGAATCCTAATCGGCGGAAATGCGACAGTAATAGTAAACCGTGGCGGAGAGGTTATTTGTCGCGAGACATTTTCTGGCAAAGTTTCCGATAAATATTCAAAGCTATATGAAGTTGAAGATACCGGTATTCCAGTATCAGTAACGTCGTCCAGTGATTGTCAGTTTTTCAAAGCAGAAGCTGATTTTGTAAACCCATTTAGCGAAACAAATATCTGATTAATCTTCTCTTGCAATAAGCCACCGCAGGGTGGCTTTTTTTATGGGCGCAATATGGCTACATCTACTCCGATTAGAGGCCGCAAGGGCGGCAGCTCAAGTTCCCGCACCCCGACTGAACAACCAGACGACCTCCAGTCCGTAGCAAAGGCCAAAATTCTTGTTGCGCTGGGAGAGGGGGAATTTGCCGGGCAACTGACGGCGAAAGATATCTATCTCGACGGCACACCACTGGAGAATGCAGACGGTTCGCAAAACTTCAGCGGCGTGGCGTGGGAATTCCGCCCGGGGACGCAGGCACAAAAATACATTCAGGGCATCCCCGGTACCGAAAACGAAATAAGCGTGGGCACCGAAGTTTCAAGCACCACAGCCTGGACGCACACCTTTACCAATACGCAGCTGTCAGCCGTTCGCCTGCGCCTGAAATGGCCATCGCTTTTTAAACAGGAGAACGATGGCGATCTGGTTGGCTATTCAATTAACTACGCCATTGATCTGCAGACTGATGGTGGTACCTGGAAGACGGTACTTAATACCAGCGTAACCGGCAAGACAACTTCCGGCTACGAACGCAGCCATCGCATCGACTTACCACAGGCAGGCAGCACATGGACGGTGCGCCTGCGTAAGCTCACGGCGGATGCCAACAGCGCGAAAATTGGCGACACAATGACGCTGCAGAGCTACACAGAGGTTATCGACGCCAAACTGCGTTATCCAAATACCGCGCTGCTCTACATCGAATTCGACTCAAGCCAGTTTAACGGCTCTATCCCGCAAATATCCTGCGAACCGCGAGGACGTGTAATCCGCGTTCCGGATACGTATGACCCGGAGACCCGCACCTATAGCGGCACATGGACGGGGGTTTTTAAGTGGGCGTGGACGGATAATCCGGCCTGGATTTTTTACGATCTGGTGGTGAGCGACCGCTTTGGGCTGGGCAATCGCCTGACGGCGGCCAATATTGATAAATGGACGCTTTACCAGGTCGCACAATATTGCGATCAGCCGGTTCCCGATGGTAAAGGCGGTAGCGGCACCGAGCCTCGTTATACCTGCAACGTGTACGTGCAGGAGAGAAATGACGCCTATACCGTGTTACGTGATTTTGCGGCGATATTCCGGGGCATGACGTACTGGGGTGGCGATCAAATCGTTGCGCTTGCGGATATGCCCCGCGATGTGGATTACAGCTACACGCGTGCAAACGTGGTTGATGGCCGCTTTACCTATTCGGGCAGCACCACCAAAACCTGATATACCACGGCACTGGTTTCCTGGTCCGATCCGGGTAATGCCTACGCAGACGCGATGGAGCCGGTTTTTGAACAGGATCTCGTCGCTCGCTTTGGTACAAACCAGCTCGAAATGACAGCCATTGGCTGCACCCGGCAGTCAGAGGCAAACAGGAAGGGGCGCTGGGGTATCCTGACCAATAACAAGGATCGCCTCGTGTCGTTCGATGTGGGTCTGGACGGCAAGATCCCACAGCCTGGCTATATCATCGCGGTTGCCGATGAGCTGCTTTCCGGCAAGGTGATGGGAGGGCGTATCAGCGCGGTTAACGGTCGCGTTATCACGCTTGATCGTGAGTCTGCAGCCGCTCCCGGAAGCCGCCTTATGGTTAACCTTCCGTCCGGCGCATCGCAGAGCAGAACGATACAAAGCGTAAACGGCCGGGCCGTCACCGTGACAACGGCATACAGCGAAACACCTGCAGTGGAATCGGTGTGGATTGTCGAGTCCGAGGAGCTTTATGCGCAGCAATATCGCGTTATCAGCGTCACGGATAATAATGACGGAACGTATTCGATTTCTGGTGCTTTGCACGATCCGGATAAATATGCGCGTATCGATACCGGTGCCATTATCGACCAGCGGCCAATAAGTGTTATTCCGCCAGGTAATCAGTCCCCGCCAGCCAATATCGTCATCAATTCATTCTCTGTGGTTCAGCAGAACATGAACGTTCAGACCATGCGCGTCAGCTGGGACCAGGCGAAGAACGCCATCTCCTATGAAGCGCAATGGCGCCGCAACGACGGGAACTGGGTTAACGTGCCTCGCAGCTCCACCACGTCATTCGACGTTCCGGGGATTTACGCGGGACGATACCTGGTGCGCGTGCGTGCCATCAATGCCGCTGAAATTTCGTCCGGATGGGGCTATTCAGAAGAGAAAACGCTGACGGGCAAGGACGGGAATCCTCCGAAGCCGGTGGGTTTCATCGCGTCTGAAAACGTGGTGTTCGGCATCGAGCTGAACTGGGGGTTCCCGGCCATTACGGACGATACACTGAAGACGGAAATTCAGTACAGCCTGACCGGTACTGAGGGCGATGCGATGTTGCTGGCCGATGTGCCATACCCGCAGCGTAAATATCAGCAGATGGGCCTTAAAGCGGGGCAGATTTTCTGGTACCGCGCGCAGCTGGTGGACCGCAGCGGAAACGAATCAGGGTATACAGACTTTGTGCGCGGACAGGCCAGCATTGATGTATCCGACATCACAGACGTGATCCTGGAGGAAATTAAAGACTCCGATACCTTCAAAGACCTGATCGAGAACGCGGTGGACAGCAACGAAAAAATTGCTGGCATGGCTAACGACATCAAACAGGCCAACGACGAACTGGCGCAACAGGCGCAGGAAATCGCCAAAAACGCCCAGGATATCGGTAAAGTTCAGACCAGCGTTACAAACCTGTCGAGCACGGTCGGAGATGTGTCTTCTTCTCTGAGCAAGCTTGAGCAGACAGTGGCGACGGCCGATACCGCGCTGGGCCAGCGCATCGATAACATCAGCGTGTCTGTGGACGGCATGGCGGGGGGAGTGAAGAACTCCGCCATCGCGATTATTCAGGGCAATCTGGCTCAGGTGGCCGCGCGCAAAACGCTGTCTGCATCCGTCGCCGGTAACAGCGCGCAGCTGGACCGCATTGATGAGGTGATCGTCAACGAGAAGGAGGCAACTGCGCGTTCGCTGCTGAGTTTGCAGACTGACGTGAACGGCAACAAGGCATCCATCAACAGCCTCAACCAGACGTTCTCTGATTACCGGCAGGCCACGGCCACGCAGATAAACGGCATAACGGCAACGGTGAACGGGCATACCTCAGCCATCACAACTAACGCTCAGGCGATAGCGAACGTAAATGGCGACCTCAGCGCGATGTACAACATCAAGGTGGCTGTAGATGCCAACGGACGTCAGTATGCAGCCGGGATGGGCATAGGCGTGGAAAATACCCCTGGAGGTATGCAGTCACAGGTACTTTTCCTGGCGGATCGTTTTGCTGTGATGATGCAGGCAGGATCTACGCCTACCATCGTATTCACCACGCAAAATGGTCAGTTGATTATCCGAGATGCAGTTATCGGCGACGGAACGATCAGCAATGCCAAAATTGGTAGTTATATCCAGTCTTCGACATGGGATGGCAGCGGTAATGTTGGCTGGCATATTAATAAATCGGGTTACGCTGTATTTAATAACGTCACTATCCGTGGAACAGTATATGCAACAAATGGAAGCTTTAAGGGTAGTGTTGAGGCCACGACTTTTGTCGGTGATATAGCGAATATTGGAGTTGGAGCAGACGTTGTCGTTTCAGGCGCTACAACAGCTACCAGAGTGATAACATTCACAGACTCCTCTAATTCCTCGCTTGCGAAATCCGCCCTTCTCGAAGGTCTGATTTATGTGTCATCGCTTACCGGAACAACGGTCGTTAACATCACGCTCAATATCAATGGGAATATACGTGACCTTGGAAATATTAACGTACCGTCAGGGAATACTGGGATGTGGATATCGGTAAGGCATGCATTGAGAAACATCACCGCAAATACAGTTACGGGAACCATTACAGTCACAGGAAGCGGAACATCAAGTAAGTCAATTACATCACCGACGTTAAGCATTACCCGAGGTACCGGGTCGTTCTCATAATCCAATTAGACATTCAACACGATTAATAACCCGTCACTTTTGGCGGGTTTTTTATTTCCTGGAGAAAATATGATTTACAGCACAGGTACCATTGCAGTTAGTGGTAATACGGTAACCGGAACAGGAACAAACTGGACCGCGCCAGCCAGCCAGGTTCGTGCAGGACAGACGATTATCGTACTCTCTAACCCGGTTCAGATGTTCCAGATCACCACCATCAACAGCGCTACTTCGCTGACAGTTACGCCAGCGGCATCACCGGCGCTGAACGGCCAGAAGTATGGAATCCTTGTGTCGGACAATATCTCGGTCGACGGCCTGGCGCAGGCCATGTCACAGCTCATCAAAGAGTATGACGAGAATATTGGTGCCTGGGAGACGTTCGCCACTACCTCGGCAAACCAGAGCATCACCGTTACCATCAACGGCACCCCTGTAACCATTCCTGGCATCGGTAAACTGGCGCAGAAAGGGGCCAACGGTGCTCTCCCGATTGACCAGGGCGGGACCGGGGCAACAACGGCTGAAGGCAGTCGCACAAACCTCGGTTTAGGAAGTAGCGCGACTAAGGACGTCGGAACGGCGGCCGGGAACGTCATGCAAGTTGGGGCGTTCGGACTTGGAGCTTCAGTATACGATAGTGGCCCAAGCACGCCAGCAGCCGAAGCTAACGCTAATTATATGGCAGTAAATGGAATTTTCTCTGCGCCTGGTGCCTCAGCATCAAATTATGCATCAGCGTATGCTCCGGTAATGATTATGACACGCGGAACTTCTATAGCGCAGCTCCAGGTAACTGGAATTGGTGGAGTAGTTGCAAGATACAGAGACGCCGGAAACTGGTCATCGTGGGCCACTCACTATCATACAAATAATACAACTAAAGCCAGTGATGGCACGCTTAAGGCGGCATCGCCAGTAGCCCGTATTGTCAAAAGCAGGGAAGAAACTGAACGTACTGATGTGGCAGAGGATGGCTTCACATGGTGCGGCTGCGGCACAGCGAATGCTGAGGCCGAGGGAATTACCCTTTCCCGCCGCGACGTAGGTTTTTACGTACTCACCGGTTCGGCAGGTCTGGCATCTGAGGGGTGGCAGTTACTGCCGCCGATGGACCCTGGCGGCATGGGAGAGCTGGGCGTGGTTGAGGCAGAGCAAACCGACAATGGCGAGCTGACAATCCGCCTGTTTAAGCGCAAATACATGCTGAGCGATGACGGAGAGATCATCAAAACGAAAGGAGAACTGATGGATGTCCCGGCGAACAGTTGGATCGATGTTCGCCTGGATATGCCATCTGATTCGCTGTTTAACCAGCGGATGAATCAGGAACTTCAGCCATAGCCTTGCGCTGATTCCAGATACTGTCCTGCGGCATCTGAATACGTACAGAGACAAATTGGTCAGAAGGGATGTCTATCGGGTCACCATTGCTAATATCCTGCAGTTCATTCCTGGCGAACTCTGGCGCGGCAGGATGTGTGCGGTGATAGGTTTTCACTAACACCGAACCGTCAGCATGAACCTCATAATCCAGCCAGATCAGGGGCTGTTTGTTGCGGTCGGTGGGAATATCAAAACCGCCGTCAATACCGCCCCATGCAGCGTCAGAGTTAAGCCCTTCACATCCTTCAATCAGATATTCACCGATGGCCAGACGGGTTACGGTGCAGCCTTCAGATTCGTCATTGGTCTGGTATGCGCCATCTGTAAACACTTTGACCACAGGCGATGCTGCTTTAATGCTGCCATCTGATGCAACTGTAGTATTTGCAGTCGTGTAAACCTTTTTCCATAGATACGTAGTGCCCTGCATATGGCTTGTCTGTATATATGCCTGTCCATCGTTCGTCCAAACGAACCATGACGTGGATGGACCACCATCATATTGTAGCTGCACCCCTACACCGTTGGTATTTGCAGGATTATTAGCTGTTTGACTTGTGAAGCGACCAAATCCAAGCATGTTTGTGTTTGAAAAGTTGTCAATATGACGAGCGTATCCCAAGCCAAGAGCTTTTAGCGAGGGAATCTGACTCGTATCACTATTGGTAACAATCTCAGAATCCATTGAGTTCC